TTAGTAATGTTCGTTTAAGAATTGAAAATGATGAAACCATTACTGTTATTGGTTCTAAGTCTTTAGGTGCTGGCGACTACATTCAATTAAAGCAAGATGGTGGCTATGTAATGCTAGAGTCTGGTTACTCAATTACAGGTTCTGCTAATGCTACTGGTGTATCGTGCATGTTGACCTTTGAAGAAACACCTTACCTAGTGAGTACAGCATAATGGCAAAACCTTTAGTAACAGCATCACTAGTAGCTCCTGCTTTCTTAGGCTTAAATACTCAAGAGAGTAGTGTAGCTAATAATCCTAGCTTTGCACTAGAGGCTAACAACTGCATCATTGATGAGTTTGGTAGACTAGGCGCACGTAAAGGCTGGCTGTATCGTACTACTTCAGGTGGTACTAGCACTAACCTTTTGGGTATGCACCCATTCTTAGATGTGGTTGGTGCTAATACATTAGTATCATGGAGTGCTACTAAGTTTTACACAGGATTAACCACATTAACAGAACGTACACCAACTACTACTGATACTATTACTGCTGGTAACTGGACTAGTGCTACGTTAAATGATAGGGCATACTTCTTCCAACGTGGTTACAAGCCACTGTATTACACTAATGAAACTATATCTAACGAATTTAAATCAATAGACCAACATGCTGACTACACTGGTACAGCACCAACAGCAGATATTGTTATGTCTGCCTTTGGTCGTTTGTGGGCTGCTGATACTGATAATAATAAAACTACAGTTTACTTTAGTGACCTACTAAATGGCGCAAAATGGAATACTGGTAGTGCTGGTACATTAAACATTACTGGTGTATTGCCTAAAGGCCAAGATATTATTACTGGGTTAGGCGAGCATAATGGAAGATTAATTATATTTTGTAAAAACCACATTGTAATTTTTGCTGATGGTGATAGTTTTCAAGCAGGGTTTGATGTAAACACTTTACAGTTAGTGGAAGTAATTACTGGCGTAGGCTGTATCGCTCGTGACAGTATACAAAACACAGGTGATGATATTATCTTTTTGTCTGCTACTGGTTTACGTTCACTAGGACGTACTGTCCAAGAGAAGTCACAACCAATGAATGATTTGTCTAAGAATGTACGAGATACATTTATGGACATTGTAAACAGAGAAAGTAATTCAAGTTTAATTAAGTCTTGCTACTTCCCAGAGGCAGCATTTTACTTAGTTAGTTTACCAGAAGCTAAAGAGGTATTTGTATTTGATACTCGTGGTACATTAGAAGACGCTTCGTTAAGAGTTACCACTTGGAATAACCTAGATCATACTGATTATGTGTATGACCCTACTGCTAAGACGATGTATGTAACACAAGTTAATGGTCTTGCAGAGTACGAAAGCTATAATGACAATGGTAACACTTACCTAATGTCTTACTTTACTAACCATTTTGACTTAGGACTTCCTAATAAAAATAAACTATTAAAGCGAGCAGCAGTAACAGTAATTGGAAACCAGTCTCAGGCTTTTTCGCTTAAAGCGGCTTTTGATTATACATCTAACTTTTTTAGCTTTCCTTTTACTTTAACAGAAACAAATGTATCTGAATATGGTATATCAGAATATGGAGCTAATGCTGCGACATTATCAGAATATAATTTAGGTACTGCTTTAGAAAGATTAGATTCGTCTGTATCAGGTACAGGCTCAATAGTGCAATTAGGAATACAAACAACCATAGATGGGGCACTACTAAGTGTTCAAAAATTAGACGTTTATGCCAAAGAAGGTAGGATTATATAATGAGTAACTATTCTAAAACAACAGACTTTGCAGCTAAAGATGCACTGGCTACTGGTAACGCTAACAAGATTGTCAAAGGCACAGAGATTGATGACGAGTTTGACAGTATTCAAACTGCTGTAAACTCTAAAGCTGATGTAAACAATACAACATTTACTGGCACTACAACCATACCAAGTATTGATTGTAATGGTGGAGCTATTGATGCAACTGTTATTGGCGGTGCTACAGCAGCAGCAGTTACAGCTACTACAATACGCACACCACTTATTGAGTATACAGATGGCGATGACGCTATTGTAATCGCAGATGGTGGTGGTGTAACAGTTGCTAACCTTACTGCAACTACTGCTGATGTTAATGGTGGTACTATTGATAACACAGTAATTGGTGGAGCTACTAAGGCTGCTGGTACATTTACTAACGTAGTGGCTGATGACCTAACTGTAGATGGTACTACACTTACTGTAGATACTACTAACAATCGAGTGGGTGTAGGTACTAATTCTCCAACTCAAGCTCTTGACGTAGTAGGAAATGCAAAAGTTAGTGGTACGCTTACTGCAACTGCTCTTGTTGGTGATGGCTCTGGTATAACAGGTATTGCAGTACAGTCAAAAGAACTAGGTGCTATTGGTACTTATGCTTTTTGTGAGTATGTGGTTGCTGGTTCATTAGCTGCTGGCTCAACTACTGCTGGTTCTAACTTACGTTACGCTGGTATTGCTGAAAATCCAAACATATCTGGTGACAGTGCTATTGTTATACAGAGTAGTGGTACACCAACAGGCACTTGGCGCATCATGGGCTACTTAAACAAGACATCAGACTACAAAGTCACTAGCATGTTTTTACGAATTTCATAGGGGATATATAAAATGGGTCTTGGAAGTATTACTAAAAGCTTAACTGGTGGTGGTAAAGTCGCTCAACCTCAAGCTATGAAAGAAGCACAGCTTCAACCTTATGCTTATACTAGCCTTATTGGAAGCACATCAGGTGAAAAAGGAAAAGATGGGGCTTATAACTTTTCTACAGAATTAACTCCACAACTACAAAGCTTATATGCTCAAGGTCAGCGACAAGCAGAGCCTTTTTTAAGCCAGTATTTATCAGAGTTACAAAGTCCTGTATCTAGATTTGATTATCAGTATGGTGATCCTAGACAGCGTGAGCAAGAAATTTTTAATCAACAAGCTGCACTATTACAACCTGCGTTTAATCAACAAAACATTAATGCACGAGACACCATGTTTGGTACTGGTCGTCTGGGATTAAGTTTGGCAGGTGGTACTGTAGGTGCTGGGGCTGGTACTGGTTTAATGAATCCTGATATGTACGCTACTAACCTAGCACAGTCAAGGGCATTAGCAGAGTTAGCACCTGAAGCTCGTAGGCTTAGAGAACAAGAACAACAAGCTGAGTTTAAACGACAAGAATCAAGATACATACTTGGCTCTGGCGCAGATCAACAAAGATTAGAAAACCTATTAGGTGGTTATGGTGCTTCGTATGGTACGCTTAGAGATGTATTTGGTCTTGAGCAAGAGTTACTTGGTAATCGTGCTAGACTAGAACAGATGCGTTCAGACGCTATGATTGGTTCAGCTCAAGCTGGTCGAAACTTATTCCAACCTAGTAGTAGTGGTGGTGGTGGATTTTTAGGCTCTTTATTTAGTTCAGCAGGTTCAGGTATTGGTGATCTAGCTGGCGATTATGTAAAAGACTTTTTCAAAAAACCAGACCTAAGCCCAGAAGGAATAGCTGGCATGGCAATACAGTCTCAGACTGGGTATAATCCAAATAGCTTTATGTCAAACCCTTACGAAGGGGGTGGTTTATAATGGCTGGTATGATAGAAGAAATTTTTGGTGTTCAACCAAGAGATGTGCGTTTAGCACAACGAGCTAAACAACAACAAGAAATAGATGCTAATATAGCTGAACAAACTAGTGCTTTAGGAAAGCTTGGTGCTGGTATTGGTACTGGTATTGGTCAAGGTCTTACTGAAGGTTTACGTGAGCGTCTTGGTATTAGAACTGATGCTGAAAAAATAGCAGAATCAAACAAGGCTGAAGCGCAACAGCTTGTTCAAGCTATGTCTCAAGCAACAAAACCTGCTGATTTTGAAGCAATCAAGTTAGCTTTAATTGCAAGGGGTGCTGATCCTAAGTATGTTACTATGTTTGAAACCATGCGTAAAGATGCTTTAGAAAGGCAGAAGCCTGTTGTGCCTCAACAAGTATCTGCGCAGGATATAGATAATGCAGGCAACCTCATAGATAAAACTATAGAGGAATTAGGTCTACCTACTGATTTTGTAGGAAGTTATGACGCAGATGCTTATAAAGTAGATCTTATGGAAAGAGTAAACCAAGAAAAAGCTAAGCTATTAACATCTCAAAAACAAGGTAATCAAACTCCTTTGCCTACTGACTCTCAGCTTGTTAGTTTTTTTGTTAGAGATGATGTGAAAAAAGGTATTATTAGAAGCGATGGTGGTATTTTTGATACTGAACTTGTATACACTCCTCCACAAATTGTCGTAACAGATTACCAAGACCAGACTACTGGCGAAATATTTGAAGTTAAAAAAAAGCAATAAAATAAAATAATTAGCAGGTATACTTATGGCATTACAAGATCCAACACCAGTAGCAGCAGCTCCACAATCTCCTGTTCCAATATTAAGTCAAGAGGTTTCTGCGCCTAGTCCTGTTTCTGTACCTAACTCTGCTCCTGTATCTAATCGAGATGAGACTTTTGGTGAGCTATTAAAGCAACAAGGTTTTAATAAATCTTTAGACGAGGAAATTAACAAGCAGAGACAACAAGAAACTATTAATAACTTAGTACCTATCTATGGCTTTGGTGATGTTAATACATTTGTTCCAATAAATAATGATGATGCTGATGGGTTAGATAAGTTTGCTTATGGTTTTTATAAAAACAAAAGTTTGCTTGGTAATGTTTGGACTGCATCACAAGCTGCATTTAATACTATCATGGAGGATTCTGTAACTGATTCGTACATGTCTCCTTCAGAAGTTTTTGGTATAGATGAAGAAGAATGGCACGATATGCCTTATAACGATAGGGTTAAGATGATTCGTGCTAGAGAAGATGCAGACCTACGCGCCAAGTATCCTGAAGCTGCTGCTGCTTTTGATAGAGATGAAGGTGGGTTTGCTGGTGGTCTTGGTGCGTTTATAGCTATGGCAGGTATTGAAAGCTTAGTAGCTTTACCTGTTAGTATGACTAGTAACGTAGCTAAGATGGCTGCATTTGGTGGTGCATTTAGTGGTGGTTATTCAGTGTCAGATGATCTTGGCTCTGGTAGAGATGTTAGTTTTGCAAGGGCTGCTGTATCTACAGGTATAGGTGCTGTTGCTGCTGGTACTTTAACTAAAGGTTTTAATGTTTATGGCGCAAAGAAAGCAGCCAAGTTAAAACTCTTTCAAGAGCAAGGTGCTAATAAAATTGTAGACGATGCCAATGTAGCTGCTGCTCTTGCTCGAACACAAGCAAAAACAAAAGAAGAAGCTCTTGAAGCAAAAGATAAAATACCTGATATGGTTGAACAAATGTTTGGCCATACTCGTGAAGCAGTTAATGAAGCAAAGGCTGCTACTGGTCGTCAAGTATTAATGCCTAGAACTGCTGAAGAAGCTCAAACAGTAATTAGAGTAACAAGAGATGCTGCTGAAGAATTAGTAAAAACAAAAGGTAAAACAAGGCAGCTAACTGAACGACTGCTTATCCCTGTTTTAAATGTAATAGAAAACTACTCGCCTAAGATAGCTCTTGATTTAAATAAGTCAGAGATGAATAGAAGTAGAAAGCTTTTTAATATGTTGTCTGGTGAAAAAGATAGGAAGGCTGTTGCAAGAGCTAACAGAGTAAATAAAGAAGATGCTAATGTTGGTGTTAAAGATTATCTTAAAAGCTTAAAACAGTTAAGTGACGAAGATGCCTTCAAGGTGTTTGTTTTTAGTCGTAATGGAGACATGGAAGGTATTACTAATATACTAGCTAAAAAGCTTGGTGCTGAAAAAGCTGCTGCTCAAGTAAAAAATGCTAGGCGTATTATTAGTGAACTGGAAGAAGATCTTAGTAATGTATTTAGATACAAAACACCAAATGGTAGAGCAACTAAAGCTCAACAAGTAGGGTCTGCTACAGCTAGTGTATTTAATAAACGAAAAAATTATATGCCTAGTCTTGTAAAAGACTA